AATATAACAGATGTAAAAGTGAGAAAAACAATGTCAGAATCAAAAATGAGAGCTGTGGTATCAGTAACATTTGATGATATGTTTGTAATACATGATATCAAAGTAATTGAAGGAGATAAAGGTTTATTTATAGCAATGCCAAGTAGAAAATCAGAAGATGGAATGTATAGAGATATAGCACATCCAATTAATCAAAGTGCCAGAACACTATTACAAAATAAAGTTATAGATGCATATAAAGCGAAAGAAAAGGAGTAGATACATATGATATGTCATCAATGCGGAAATGATTTCTATGACAAGATAATGATAACAGCACCTGATGGAGAGATAAAATATAAGTGTCCATATTGTGGTTGGAATCATAAGAAGTTTCATAATAGAGGTAAGAAAAAAAGAAAGAAGTAAGGAAGATATAGTTATGCTAGATGCAATATTAAAAAATACAGGTGAAGAAGTAAAGTTTGTTAATTGGGAGAATGTTGATATACAGGAAGGAGAAACACATAAAAAAGTAACTAAAGGAATAGTATATCATACAGATGGTATAATGACTTATGAAATGCCTGAGAATATCAAGATAATTGATAATAAGCTTAAGACTAGTGACGAAATTAAGAAAGATAGAGAAATGTTCGTTAAAAAGTTCAAAGATGATATAATAAAGGATATAGAAAAGAGTATGCCTAAAGATGTGTCGATGAACGCACTAGATTATCAAAATGGAATGTATGCAGGAATGCATATGTGTATACAAGCCATATTATTAAGGTATGATAAAGAATATGGTTTATAAAATAGCTATGTATAATAATTGAATTGAATAGAATTATGCTTCATATTTCATATCACACAATGGCATAATGTTACCCCTATTTGTATTGACAAATAGGGGAATAATCTAAGAAGGAATGGTGTAATGACAGATAGTAGAAAAGAAGAAATTATAGCGTACCTTGAAAAACCTCAGACAATATATGAGGAGATAATAGAGAACCAAGAAGAGATTAAGAGACTGTATGAGAAGGCTAAATCGTTGAAAGGAATAGATTATTCTGAAGATAAAGTACAAAGCAGTAGCTTAACTGGTGATGCAAATTATGTGGGAATAATTAATGAAATAGAAGTTATTAAAGAGGATATTAAAGAAGATACTGACAGAATGATAGAAGCTAGACGTAAGATAAAGAAAAGCATAGCGATGTTAAATGATAAGGATGAAAGAAAAGTATTGAGATATATGTATTTAGATGACTGCAATATAAGGACAATAATGAATAAGATGCATATGTCGGAGAGAACCATATATAGATACTATTCGTCAGCATTAGAGAAGATTATCATGGTGTAATCGTGACAGAGTTTGGCAGAGCTTGTCAGTAAATGACAGTGAATGGCAGAACTTGGCAGAGGTTGTCATTGAATGTCAGTAATAAGCTATGATATTATTATGCTGAGAAGAGTGAGGTAAGCAATCTGTTGAAACATACGGGTTGCTTTTTTGATTATAAATAAATATAAGGATACACATCATGTTGGGGAATATTAGAGCTATAAAGAAGGCAGCAGATAACATCTTCTCATAATACAAATGTTGCCATAGAGATACACAAGTATCTCAATATAACCTCCTAAAAGAGAGTTTGTAGATAGCAAGCTCTCTTTTAGTATATATGGAGATGATGAAATGATAATTAAGATGTGCGCTAAGTGTAAGAAGACAGTAGTGTATCCAGCTAGATACTGTGATGAGTGCAAGAAAATTGTTGATGAACATAGGAAGGAAAGACTAGCTGAGTATAAAAAGAAGAGTAATAAGAAGTATGATAGTAACAGAGATCCTAAGTACAAGAAGTTCTACAACTCAAACGAATGGAGAAGATTATCAGCATCATATATGTCTAAGTGTTCATACCTATGTGAGAGATGCAACAGGATAGCAACGCAAGTTCACCACAAGATATATATTAAGTCAGATGAAGGTTGGAATAAGAGATTCGATATCGATAACCTAGAAGCTCTGTGCGATAAGTGCCACAATGAAGAACACAAAAGATTTACAACGCATAAGTCTAGAATGCATCAGAATCGAATATAAGAGAGTTTGGGTTTTAGGTATACAGTTACACTATAAACAAATTTCAATAAGAGAGAATTAAGCACAACACCCTAGGGGTGGTAAATATTCTATGAGCCTTTACGGGAACACCGGATGCGATGGGCTCTTTTGTAGAAAAAACTCCCTTTTTGAAATTTAATGGGAAACGGAGGTAATGCCATGGCTGGAAGACGCAAAGAACCTGTGAACCTTGTAATAGCAAAGGGAAAGAAGCATCTGACGAAAGAAGAAATTGAGCAAAGAAAAGCAGGTGAAATTAAGCCAATAATTGATGGAATTTCTCCACCTGATTATTTGTTGAAAGACCAAAAAGAAGAATTTGTAAAAATAGCAGACCAACTGAAAAAATTAAAGATAATGGGCGAGACAGATGTAGATACGTTAGCTAGATATGTTGTAGCAAACAGCTTATATATTAAGACAGTTAAGAAGATTAGAAAACCATCAGTTATAAATGACCCAGCAGAATTTGACTTCTATACAAGGATACTAGATAAGTATTTTAAAATGTGTCGAAACTGTGCTAACGATTTAGGTTTAACGATAACATCGAGAACTAAGTTAGTAGTTCCTGAACCACCAAAGCCAAAAAGTAATAAATTTGATAAGTTTAAAAAAGGACCAAATGATGATTGATAGAGCCACTAAACACGCTCTTGATGTTGTAGAAGGTAGAGAGGTTGCAGGAGAACTACATTGGTTAGCATGTAAAAGACATTTAGATGATTTGGAAAAATCCCAAAATGATGATTTTCCTTATAGATGGGATGCCAAGAAAAGTAATGAAATAATTGAATATGCAGAAACCTTAACGATATCAGAAGGATTTGATTATAAGCCTGTTAAGTTATATGATTTCCAATGCTTTGATCTAGGGGTACCTATGGGTTGGATAAACAAAGAAGATGGATATAGAAGATACAGAAGGTCATATATATCTATGGCTAGACAGAATGGTAAGACATTTTTAAATGGTATAAGACTATCATATATATCTAATTTTAGTAAGTATCGATTAGGTAAATTGTTCACAGTAGCAACTAAGAAAAGGCAAGCAAAACTTGCTTGGGATGAAGTTGCTAAGTTTATTAGAGCAGACGAAGACCTTGAAGAGTTATTTGATATAAAAGAATACAAAGGTTTAATTACTGCATTAGATACTATGTGCACTATAGAATACTTAAGCAAAGAAGCAGGATTAGATGATGGATTTAGAAGTATATGTTCATCTATAGATGAGTTGCATCAGCACAGGGATAATAAGATATACAAGGCTATATATAATGGTACCCGTTCACTACCAGAGACATTAATATCTATGATAACAACTAGAGGTGATAAACTTAATTCGTTTTGTTTTGAAATGGATAATTATTGCGTTAATATACTTAGAGGCACTGCAACAGCAGAAAACTTCTTCGTTGATATACATAGTCTCAATGAAGACGATGATCCATTTGACCCGAAGAACTTAGTTAAAGCGAATCCGTTACTTGCAAGAACTAAGTCAGGGTATAAGACTTTAGTTGCTGATATGGAGACAGCTAAATCGATGGGTGGAATGGAACTGAGAGATTTCTTGGTCAAAGCACTTAATATGTGGATTAAGAATTATGAAACAGTATACATTAATCCTGATAATTGGAAGAAGTGCGGAACAGAGAATGACCTGGAAAAATACAGAGGTAAGAGTTTCTACTTAGGACTAGATTTATCTAGTGGTGGAGATTTAACAAGCTACACAATGGAATTTGAAGAGGAAAGTAAAGAAGATGAGTATTATATATATTCACATTCTTTTATGCCTAGAGGTAGACTACAAGAGCATATAGAAAGTGATATAGCACCTTATGATTATTGGGAGACACAAGGACTTATCACAGTAACAGGTTCAGAAAGTGATTTTAAGAATGATTACAAATTTATCCTTGCAGATATTAAAGAAAAGATAGAGAAATATGACCTAAAGATATTAGGTATAGGATATGATCCACACAATATAGATGGTATATTAAGTGACCTAGAAGAATTTGGAGTACCATTAATGATGGTTACACAGTCGGCAAAATTCTTAAATGATGCCACAGAAGATATAAGACTCCTGGTTAAAAGTGGGAAGTATCATTATAATATCAAAAATGAACTTTTAACATGGAGCTTTATCAATGCTAAGATAGTCAAAAACTCTTTCGGTGAAATGAAAATTGATAAAGAACCACGCGCATTGACCCAACGTATCGACCCTTGCGATGCTGCTATAGATGCTCATTGTATGAGATTAAAACAAAAAGAAATAGATACAATAGATGTAGAATCGGAAATGGAGAAATATTTAAAAACGATGGGTTGGAAAAAATAAGATGAGAAAGAAGGTGAGGCAGTGAATAGGGCAAGAAAATTAATAATGAGAGTATCAAGAAGAATTAAGAGATTAGTATATCCAGATAAAGAATACATGGATCTATTAACATTCTTAGGAATAGATACTAAAAATACAGAAGCTATAAATGAAGCTACATATTTTGCATGCTTAAAAGTGTTAAGAGAAGCTATGGGGAAACTACCTTGTAGAGTGCTTAAGCGAGATGAAAAAGGTGGAGTTACAAAAGCGTATAAGCATCCATTATATAACAGAGTGGCCAATAGACCTAATCCATATACAACAGCGAGTGTGTTTTGGGGCATTATGGAACACAATAGAAATGAGTGGGGGAATGCATACGCTTTGATAAGTGGCGCAGGAAGTAAGTGTAGTTTTTGGATTCTAGAACCTGATAAAGTACAGATAGTATATGATGATAAGAAATTATTAGGTGATGTAGAAGATGTTTATTATGTATATTCTAATGGTGGTATAATATATACTTTTAAGTCAGAAGAAATAATACACTTGACGTCATCCATAACTATAAATGGCATAGAAGGTCTTAGGGTAAAGGACATTCTCAAACTTACCATTGAAGGAAATATTATGGCACAAGATATGCTTAACAAGTCATATAGTAATGGTTTCTTATCAAAGGCTGTAATACAATACACAGGCAATTTAAATGATGAGAATGTTAAAACTTACATAAAAGGCATAGAAGATTATGCTGATAGTAAGACGAAAACAAAATCTAATCTAATACCTATTCCAGTAGGTTCAAAACTTGAACCACTTAACATGAAGTTAGCTGATAATGAATTTTTATCCACTAAGAAATATTCAGCACTACAAATAGCGTCAGCATTCGGTATTAAGCCATATCAAATTGGCGATTACGAAAAATCTAGCTATTCGTCAGCAGAAGCACAGCAGTTATCGTTCTACATTGATACATTATTATATATCATAAAACAATATGAAGAGGAACTGACATACAAGCTTCTTTCTGAAGAAGAGGTGCAAGAAGGCTATTTTATTAAGTTTAACATATCGGTTATATTAAGAGCCGATTTAAAAACACAAATTGAGACACTGTCTAAAGCAGTGTCTAATTTTATTTACACACCAAACGAGGCAAGGTCTTATCTAGATTTACCATCAGTACCTGGGGGAGACAAGTTGCTAGGAAATGGTGCAAGTATTCCTGTAGAACTTGCAGGAACACAATATCAAAAAACCAATGGAAAGGAGGAATAGAATTGCCAACATTAAAAGAATTAAATGAATTGAAGAATAAGATGAAACAAGGTGTTTCGAGAAAATCTAGTCTCAGTATAACAGAGCCTACAGATGAAGATATGGTTGCGATTAATAAGTTCAGTTTAAGAGAACTTAAGAAAGAGGAAGTATTTATATTATCAATAGATGCTTGTGACAATGAAACTGATGATAGAAACTATGAGCCATTTAACAGCAAGTCTATATCTAATATGAAAGATTTGTACATAGGTAAAACTATGATCAAGAATCATAACTCAAGAGATGTAGATGGACAGATAGCAAGAGTATTTGCAAGTGAAATCGTAGATGGCGGGAAAAAGACAGGTGCTGGAGAAGATTTAAAAATATTAAGACTTAAAGCTTATATGTTAAAGCTTGATAGCAACAAAGACTTGAGAGCTGAGATAGAAGCTGGCATTAAAAAAGAAGTATCAACTAATTGTCGAGCTGAGAAATTGATATGTTCAGTTTGTGGATGCGATAATATGATCTCTTATTGTAGACATTGGTGGGGTAAAGTATACAACACCGAAGATGGCGAAAAAGTATGCACCTTTACAATAGATGGAGTAAAGGATGTGTATGAAATATCTCTTGTAGCAGTACCAGCTCAAAAAAGAGCAGGAGTTATAGGAGTAGGAGATTTATCAGAAGGACAAGATGATGATGAGCCAAGCACTAAAACATCAGAAGATAGTGCCAAAGAAACAAATAATGAAGAAGATTTAAAAGCAGAAGTTGACCTAAGAGTTAAGGCAATAGATGCTTTTTTATTTTGTGCAAAAATTCAAGAAGGAGAGAAGAATCATGAATAAGAAAATGAGAGAGCTTTATGCAAAAATCGAAGAAAAAACTAAAGCAGCTAAAGCATTATTAGCTGATGGAGAAACTAAGGATGTTGAGAAAGCTAATCAACTATTAAAAGAAGTAGAAGCTTTACAAGCTGAATACGATGCTGAAAAGAAATTAGTTGAGGCTGAAAAAGGTCTTGCAGAACCTCTTATAACTTCCAAAGAGAAAGAGGCAGATAAAAAGGCAGGAGAAAAAGGTAAAGAAGATGCTATAGCAGAGTTTGCTAAGAATGTAAGAGCATTAGCAAAAGGCGTAGGTATCAATGCAACAGTTGATGAAGAGGGTGGATATGTAGTTCCTGAAGATGTACAGACTAAGATTAATACATATAAGGACGCTAACTTCTCAATGTTAGGCTTAGTAGATGTAGAACCAGTAACTACAGCTACAGGTTCTAGAACATACCAAACAAAAGCAGAAGTAGAAGGATTCGTAGAGACTGACGAAGATGGAGAAATCACAGAAATTGATGCACCTAAGTTTGAAACTATGAAATATGCTATTAAGAACTATACAGGATTTATGCCTGTAACTAACCAAGTATTAAATGATTCAGACCAAAACTTGGTTGAAGTTATAAGCCAATGGTTCGGTAAGAATTCATTAGCTACAGCTAACAGATTAATACTTGCTAAATTGCAATCAAAAGAGGAAGTTGCATTTGATGGTATAAAAGGTATTAAGAGTTGTCTTAACAAGACACTAGGACAAGCTTATAAATCAAGCTCTATTATAGTAACTAACGATGATGGTTTAGATTATTTAGATCAATTAGAAGATAAGAATGGAAGACCATTACTTAATGCAGACCCAACAGCTCCAGCTAAGATGCAATTAAGATGTGGAGCTACTGTAGTTCAAGTAGTTACTATTCCAAACAAAGTATTAAAGACTGTTGATAACAAGGCACCATTTATAGTTGGTGATATATTTGAGGCTGTTAAATACTTTGATAGACAAAAGATGAGCTTACTTGCATCATCTGTTGCAGCTATAGGTCAACTTAACGCATTTGCCAAGAACTTAACTTTGTTCAGAGGAATTGAAAGAGAAGATGTTCAAATTAAAGATAAAGATGCTTGGGTAAATGGTTACATCGATATCACACCAGTAGAGGCAACTAACGAGGCAACTAACGAGGCAACTAACGAGGGGGAATAGAATCCACAATAGAAGATACACCTAGTGTTGCAAGTCTGTCTATGAATTATACTCAGGAAGAGCTTGAGAGTATGACTAAGGCAGAACTTACAACACTAGCTGAAGAAAATTCTATTGTGGTAAAAACTTCTTGGACTAAAGCTCAAATTATTGAGGCTATCCTAGGGGGTGATACTGTTGCCTAGTTTAGAAGAAATCAAAGATTATTTGATGATAGATTTTGAAGATGAGGCTACAGATAGAACGCTTGAAAGACTTAAACGAACAGCTGATGTATACCTAAAAGGTATGATAGGAGAAGATTATCCAGCTGATGACGAAAGAGCCAAGCAAGTAGCTTTATTGGTTATAGAAGATTTGTATGATAACAGAGGTATGAATGATAGAACATCTACCAACAGAAGGAAGATGATAGAAGATTTTGTATTGCAGCTCAAACTTGAATTAAGGAGGAAGAAAGATGATTCGTCCAATAATGATTCAGAAGCTTGATAAAGAAAGCAAAAAATGGATAAGTCTAAATAAGAAAATTCATGCCAATGTTAATAAAGCAAAAGATGGCTCACAATACTTATCATCTTCAAGTCAACAAAGTAGCGTTGTTAAAAAGTTTAGTATGAAATACTCTAAGGAGTTGTCAGATATTCAGTTTAAAAGAGCATCTTATCGAATTGTATTCGATGGTGTGATTTATAACATTGAGGATTATGATGACTATCAAGAGGAACACATTACTATTCAATTACTGGGGGTGTCAAGTGGTGTCAGGTTCAATTGATATCTCTGATTTAACAGATGAAATCGAAGATGTGCTATTGAGTTACAGTAAGAATATAACTGAAGCTCTTAACGAAGAGGGAGAAAAGTCTATCAAGGAATTAGTTAAAAGAACTAAAAAGGATGCACCTGAGAATAAGAATTCTAAAGGTAAGCATTACAAGAAACAGATAGGATATAGCGTAGAACAAGGTTCTACGGCGAATAAAACTTATATAATGCATGTAAAAGGACCTAAGTACAGGCTAGCACATTTACTTAATGATGGACATCTTACAAGGAATGGAAAGAGAGTACCAGGAGATGAACACATAACGAAGAATGCAGAGGCTGTTTTAGCTCAGTACGAGGAAAGTGTTAAGGAGGCGATAGAACATGCAGGATATTAATTTAAAAGAATGGCTTAATTTATCAGGCATACCTTTTGAAGATACTCAGTGGCTAGAGACTCCAACAACAGAAGCATATGGCGTATATATAGATAAGCAACATAAGCGAGGAAGTGATACAAAACTACATATAGTCGAACATGATTTAGAAGTAGAAGTATATACGGAATTCGCAGATAGAGATATCTTGGATAAGGTGGAAGCTTTGTTTATAGATAAAGGCTTAGAAATAGATACCATACCTTTTACATACATAGAATCAGAGAGACTATTTATGTCTAAAATTTATTGTTATTATACAACAAAGTTAAGGAGGAATTAAGATGGATAAAGAAAATATCTTATTAGGTGCTGTAGATGTGTACTATATGGAGTATACAGGAGAGTTGCCAGATGATGAAACAATTGAAGTACCTGAAAACTTACTTGGCGAGACAAGTGGTGGAACTACTATAGAGTACAAACCATCATATTATACAGCTAAGTCAGATTCAGGAAGGGCTACAAAAACAATACTTACTGATGAAGAAGCAACATTAAAGTCAGGAATCATGACCCTTAATGGAAAGAAACTTGCAGTATTATGCTCTACAGCAAGAGTAGAGGAAGATGGTAATATCAGAACTGTTAAGATAGGTGGAGTTAAGAACTACAATGGTAAGAAGTATGTTATTCATTGTGTACTTAATGACCCAGAAGCAGGAAAGAGTACTGTTACAATTGTTGGAACAAATGAGGCTGGATTCTCATTAGCATATCAAAAAGATAAAGAGACAGTTGTAGATGCTGAGTTTAAAGCTAATCCAGTAGATAATGAGGGAACACTTATTGTATACAAAGAAGCGTTAAGCACAGAATCAGAAGCAGGAGAGGAAGCAGGAGAGGAAGCACAAGGTTAATATTCAAAATTATTAATGAGAGGGGGCTATCAATTAGATGCCCTCTCTTTTTTTATAGGAGGTAAAACATTATGGCAAGAGCATTAGATTTTAGAACAGTAAAAAAGAAATTTCTAACAACATCTTTTAGAGATGGGAACGTAATTTTAATTAGAAGTCCTAAGTTAGTTAATATAGAGAGTTTGATAGAATTATCAAATAAGTTTTCAAAGGCAAATAAAGATATTCAAAATGGAGATACAGATACTGATGATGTAAAAACTGTATATCAAATGTGCGCAGATATTATGAACAATAATATACAGAATAAAAAAATTACAATGGAATATCTAGGTAAACAATTAGATATTGAAGATTTAACAATATTCTTTCAACAATACACAGAATTTGTAAGCGAGATTAATACCGTAGCAAAAAACTAGAAATCCCCTATTATCCAATAAAGGATGAAGGGGATTCTATAGATTATGACATATATACTTATGAGAAACATATGGTTGCAGAATATGTAGGCATTCCTATGACGGAAGTAGGTGAACTATATTACATAGATTACCTAGTATATCGTAGGGATGCCTTTATATATAATGCAAGTCAAACAAAGAAGGGAAGAGAATATCTAAGAAATGCCTACAGATTAACACAGACAAAACCAGATAGAGAGAAACTTAAGAGGTTTAAAAAAAGGTAGGTGAATAATAATGGGTACAAAAATAAAAGGTATTACAGTAGAAATAGGTGGAGATACTACCAAACTCGGCAAAGCCTTAGAAGATACAAATAGTAAAACTAAGAATTTGCAGTCGGAATTAAAGGGTGTTAATTCATTGTTAAAGATGGATCCAGGAAATATAACACTTCTTAATCAGAAACAAGATATACTGAATACCTCAATAGCGAATACTAGTGAAAAATTAGAACAGCTCAAGGGAGTACAAGAACAGGTACAAGAACAATTTGAAAAAGGAGAAATTGCAGAAGAAACATACAGAGATTTTCAAAGAGAAATTGTATCTACAGAACAAAAACTTGAAAGTTTGAATGAACAATTAAAAGAATTTGGTTCGGCTAATGCTCAAAAAATTGCTCAAGTAGGAGAAAAGTTTAAAGAAACAGGAGATAAAATATCAGGAGCAGGAGAAAAACTATTACCCTTAACAGCTGGGATTACAGCGGTAGCTGGCGCAGGCGTGGCAGCAGCTATGGAATTAGACGATGGCTATGATACTATTATTACTAAAACAGGAGCAACAGGAGAAGCGCTAGAAGGATTAAATGAGATAGCAGATAATGTATTCACAAAAATGCCTACGGATATGAATACAGTAGGTATAGCTGTTGGAGAAATTAATACTAGATTTGGCGCAACAGGAGATAAGTTAGAAGATTTATCACAGAAGTTTATTAAATTCTCTGAAATAAATAGCGTTGACCTTAATAATTCTATAGGCATGGTTGATAAAATCATGGAACAATGGAATATAGATATGGCTGAGACAGATAATGTATTAGGACTTATCACTAAAAAAGGACAAGATACAGGAATAAGTGTTGATGGGTTGATGGCTAGTGTGCAACAGAATGGCGCTACATTTAAAGAGATGGGCCTAAATATGACACAAGCTGTAGAACTATTAGCACAGTTTGAAGCTAATGGTGTAAATGCTGAAGTAGCTATAGCTGGTTTAAGAAAGTCTACTAAGATATATACTGACCAAGGGAAGAGTACTGATGAGGCACTAAAACTTACTATTGATAAAATAAAAAGCGCCAAGGATGAAACAAAAGCATTAGCGTTAGCGCAAGAGACATTCGGAACCAAGGGTGCAGCAGAAATATCAAATGCAATTCGTGAAGGCAGAATAAATATAGATGATTTATCGAAGTCTATGAGTGACTACGGAACTGTTGTACAAGATACTTTTGATGCAACATTAGATCCATGGGATGATTGTAAAGTTGCTATTAATAATCTTAAGTCAGCCGCATCAGAATTAGGTCAAACATTGCTTGCATCATTGAAACCAGTATCAGAATCAGTTGTGAATAGTATAAAGACCTTTACAACATGGTTTAAAGATTTATCACCAACAATGCAAAATACCATATTAATAATTGCTGGAGTAGTCGCAGCTATAGGACCTCTGTTAATTATAATTGGGAAAATTATAACGGCAGTTGGAAGTATAATGACAATTATCCCAACTTTAGTTTCAGCGTTTAATGTTGTAAAGGGTGCATTTGCATCGCTCAACGCAGTTATTGCAGCTAACCCAATTATATTAATAGTTGGAGCGATAGCAGCACTGGTTGCAGCGTTTATATATTTATGGAATAACTGTGAAGCCTTTAAGAATTTTTGGATAAATTTATGGGAGAATATTAAATCTGTAACAGTATCAGTTGTTGAAGGGGTGAAGACATTCTTTACAGAGAATTGGCAAGCACTCTTGTTGCTAATTGTAAATCCGTTCGCAGGAGCATTTAAATTACTATATGATAATTGCGAAAGCTTTAGAAATTTTGTTAATTCTTTTATAGAAAATATAAAACAATTTTTCATAAATGGAGCAAACAATATTGTTGCATTTTTTACAAAGACTATACCATCACTTATTAATTCTATAGTAAAATGGTTCAACGAATTACCGACTAAAATAGGTTATGCGCTAGGTTACGTTCTAGGGAAAATAGTGAAATTTGGTGCAGATGCTATTAATTGGGTACAAGTAAATGTGCCTAAGATAATTAATAGTATAGTTACATTCTTCAAAGAGTTACCAGGAAAAGTATGGACTTGGTTGTCTAATACCATTACCAAAGTAACAACTTGGGGTGTGAACATGACAACCAAAGCCATATCTATTGGTAAAAATTTCATTACAAATGTCATTAATAATATCAAGGAATTACCTTCAAAACTCGCAACATGGTTCACTAATACAGCGACTAAGGTTGTTGAATTTGGAAATAATCTCAAGAAAAAAGGAATTGAGGCAGGTAAGAAATTATTAACATCTGTTTCAGAAGGAGTTAAAGAACTTCCAAATAAGATGGCTAGTGTCGGAAAAAATATAGTAGAAGGTGTATGGAATGGTATTAAGAATGCAAAAGATAAGTTTATGAAGGATATAAAGAATTTCTTTAATGGAATAGTAGATGGAGCCAAGGAAGCACTAGATATACATAGTCCTTCAAGACGAGGAGAAAAAGAAGTCGGTGAGGAATTTGGTAATGGTGTTATCAAAGGTGTGAAGAATAAGTACAAGACTGCAAAGAAGACATCAGCAGAACTTGGTCAAATATTATTAGATACTGCTAAGACTAAGCTTGAGGAATACAAGAAGTATAATGATATGTCATTAACATCAGAGATAGCATATTGGCAGAAGATACTTGCATCTACCAAGAAGGGTACGCAAGCATATAAAGATGTAAATCTTGAATTAAAAACACTTAAAGCAGACCTTAATAAACAGTTACAAGATTTAGATAAGTCTTATGCTGAGAGCGTGACTAAAGTCAAGGAGACATTGATAAAAGATATTCAAGCAGTATCAGATAAGTATGATAGCGCTATTGCATCCAGGGCAAGTGCAATAACATCATCGATGAAATTATTTGATGAATTCACTTCTACAACAGATAAGACATCTGAAGATTTGCTTAATAATTTACAATCTCAAGTAGATGGATTAACACATTGGGATGAATTATTAGATCAATTAGAAGCTAGAAATGGAATGAATGACGAGTTATTGGCAGAACTTCAAAATATAGGCCCTAGTGCTATTGCTGATTTAGAGAATATAGTAGCTATGACTGATGAACAGTTTGAACAATATGTTGCATTATGGACAAATAAGCAGCAGATAGCTGACGAAAGAGCTGTGCAAGAATATCAAGAATATCGTCTGGAATGCGAAAATGAAGTGAGAGAACTTGTAAAGACAGCCAACACAGAATTGAATACACTTGAAAAAGAGTACTTTAATTCGCTTAAAGAATTAGGAGTAAGTGTAGCTGATGAGAGTGTGAGCATAGGTAAAAAGATAGTTGAAAGTCTTAAAAGTGGTGTTGAATCAGAAAGAGAAGAATTTAGCACATATCTTACATCGTTCTTTAATCAGATTATAAGTACTGCTAAGAATTCATTAAAGATTAGCGCTGCAGTGAATGATATTGCAAATACAGTAGGAATTGGAGTTGGAAATGCTGTAAGTGCAGCAACAGCTAACCTTATAGAACTTAAGCAAGTTCAGCAGTCAGAGCTACTATTAGCTGGAGGAAATGGAACATCTGTAACAAATAACAATGTTAAAAATGAAGTGAATATTAATACTCAGTCAGTAGATAAGAACAACATAGATGTCATAGTGGATGAGATTAATAGAAAATTAGGTGATAAATATTAAGACAAGGAGATGGAAAAGTGAGTAAGTTTTATATTGAAAATGAAAAAGGCGAACGTATCGATTTGCAAGATGATGAAAAGTATTGTTTAGCTGAAAACATAAAAGGACTTGGCTTGAATATTAATAACACCTATACACATGTAGGAGATTATTTCACAAATGATTCTACAGAGGATACACAAAAGGTAATTGAATTTGATGCTAACTTCTTCTTTACGGGAGGAGTTAGCGCTTTTGACAAAGAACAAATAGTATCAGATTTTTTAGTAAGAGCTGATAGATTATATTTTGTTTATATCCCAGAAAGAGAAGAAGAAGCTGAGTATAGATGCGAGGTAGAATTAGGTGCTTACACACAAGGATATAAAGATGGTTTTTTAAGTTATCCTGTTAAACTAAATGCTATAACTTTATTCTACGAAGATAACATAGTTACGCTTGATGTTGATAGGACAGCAGGAGAAAAGAGATACACTTTTAATTATGCAGCAACATATAACGATTATGAAAGTAGAAGTGTTGAAATTAAACCAGGTAATCAAGTTGATGTAGCATTTGATTTAGAAATATATGGCTATACAGCTAATCCAGGATTTGATATATACGAAAACGAGATTAAAGTAAAGAGTATGACATTCCCAGTTGTCGTAGAAGAAGGACAAAAGATATTTTACTCTTCAAGAGATGCAGACTTAAGGGTACAACTTATAGATGAAAATGGCGTTGCAACGAATTTATTTGATAAATTTAATGCCGATGAAGAAATATTCTACAAGCTAAACAAGAATGGATCCACGATTAAGTTTAGAACTGGTGGAGCTAATAAAATATTATTTACTCCATATAAATACTTAAAGGTGGTGTAAAATGAGCAAAGTATATTTTTTAGATAAAGAAAATTTAAAAGTGAAGAATATATTAGATTCAACATCTTATAGCATAGAAAAGACAAGTGAGTCAGCTGGAAAATCTAGTGTAGAACTTCATAAAAAACCTTTTGATAATGATAATGAGGAATGCATTGTATTTATCAGAGATAAGAAAGAAGAGTTGTTTGTATTAGGAACTATAGATAAAACTAATACCAATGCCGAGAGCTGCAAAGTCTCGTTAAAAGAAATAAATACTATATTTGATAGAAAAATAATATTATCAAATGAGAACATTAAGGCAGATACAGGTATAGAAGATTTTATAGCTAATCAAATAACTAGCAACTTTATTTTGAACCCAGATGCATCACTTAACTATAGCTATTTAGAAGTTAATGTATTAACACATACCGTAGTTCACGCAGCAGTTGAAAATGATAAAGGCATATATAACTTAATGACTTACATCGATAATGCCAGGGAAAACTACGGCATATTTCTAGATTTTAAATGTGTTAAAGATAAATTGGTTATAGATATATCTAATAAGAGTAAAGAAAAAGAACTGAGTATAAATACAAGCTACGATATAGTATCGTGCGAGGAAGTATACTCTACAACTGTACTAGCAACATTACAAGTGTTATGGGCGAAATCTGAAGATGATACTAATCCTACGATTAAAAATTATTATTTACTTAATGATAGAACAATTGGTACAGATATGGACGATGTGAATCGTGCTAAAGGAACCATAGATACAGTAAGAATAGTAGCAGAAACAGAAGAGGCATTATGGGAAGAAGTACAAAAAAGTTTTACAGCGAATTCATACGAGCATAGCATTACAGCTAAAATAAAGATAAGCAGTAGTATATATGACACTACTGCTTTTTATATTGGTAAAAAATGCAAGGTAAAAACTAGCAAAGGTATAAGAGAAAGTATGATAACTAATATTTCCTATAACGATAAGTCAAAATATATGACTGTAAAATTTGGCAAGATGCCAATTACATTTATAGAAAAACTCAGAAAGGAGAGAAAAGAACAATGAGTATAAGAGCAGTTACATTTAATGAACAGGCGTGTAAATCAGAGGATGATGCTTTAATACATGACCTATTCTTAAATAATCATTGTGGACCTATAAAAGGCTGTGAGTTATCTTATGATACGAATACAATAACAGTTGGACAAGGTTATTTTATGATAGCAGGACGATTAGTTCATATAAATGGAAACGAGGTTATAGAACCAACACCTGTTGAAAACGGAACCAAATATTGCAAGTTGATATTCAGTTTAGATATGACTAAGGAGAATACTGCAAAAGATTTTAAACAAGGTAAATTTGAGGTGATAGGAAACTATGACACTTACCCTGATACAACTCAAGAAGACCTACATAACGGAGGAACTACATATCAATTAGAAGTATGTAAGTTTACATTAACACCAGAAGGTATAACAAGTCATGAGAATATATGGTATCCAGTAGAGATAAATGGAGTTGTTGCATACGCAAAAAAAGAAGTAGATGCTATGATAGCAGAATATGAAGCTGAATGTGATGAAATTATTAAAAATGCGTCAATGCCAGTATCACATATACATGAAGTAGTAACCTCAGACCAAGGAGTACATGGTTTACGTTACAACGGAACATTATTTGAGACATACAACCAAGATACACAAGAATGGGAAACAGCCGCAGGAGGACTACCTCCTAGACCAGTTACGGAAATATTAGCTATTAACGGAACAACTAAAGTAGATATTATGTGGAATGAGCCTAATATATATGATGTTCAAATTAGTGGATATAATGTGTATGTAGCACATGCATCAGCAAAACCTACAGATATATCACAATTCAACCTACTAACAACAATTCAAACAACGACATATACATATACAACAGATTCGCCAAGCAATTGTTATGTATTAATAACACCTATAAGCACTACAGGAATAGAGAATACAGATATAAGTTATATAACACCAGTTATCACAGCACCTACATTTAGTTCAGCATCGTGGTCTGTTATAGACATGTTAGAAAAGAAAGATAAACTATCGACTTATTTTTCTGTTGGAGATATAAAGACAATAACTATAGGTGGGGTGAGTCAACAAATAGCAATACATGGTTTCAAACATGATGATTTGTCAGATGGAACAGGAAAAGCTAAGATGACATTAGGACTAGTAAATTGCTTACCAACTACATATGCTATGAACAGCTCAGATACAAATGTTGGTGGATGGACTGGTTCAAAGATGTATTCAACATTAAATGAAGCAATATTTGGTGACTTGCCAGAAGAACTTAAAGATTTGATAAAACCTGTTAAGAAAAAAACGTCAGCGGGTAACCAACTGACAACCATTAATACATCAAATGATAAGTTGTTTTTATTTAGCGAACACGAAATATTTGGCGCAAAGACATATTCAGTAGGAAGCGAAGGAAAACAGTATTCATTATTTGCTACAAGTAGTAATAGAATTAAGAAGTTAGGAGATTCTGGTTCGGCCACTGGCTGGTGGGAGCGTTCTCCCTATGCGAGTAACGCCACTTACTTTTGTCTTGTCGCCTCTTCGGGTGCGGCTTACTATGGCAGCGCTAGCAACACTTATGGCGTTTGTTTCGGCTTCTGTATCTAAAATCTTATAATCTGCGACCTTGTGTCGCAGTACAAAAGAAAGGTTGAAAGATATGTCAGTTTTAGCAAGTAAAAGAGAAGAAAGCTCGGTACAATTTTTGGATAATGCAATAGACTTACATGTCTATACATTAAAAAGATGTACGAACTTTCCTAAAAGATATATGTTTTTTATTACAAAAGGAATTGTAGATTTATCTAAAGAGTGTTTGAATTGTGTTAAAGCAGCAAATAGTATATATCCTAAAAATGAGCATGAATTACAAATGAGAAGAGACTATTTTATAAGAGCAAATGCATGTGTTCAAAATTTATACACTCATATAGATATAGCAAAGAACACATTTCCTATTGAAGATAAAAAGATAATTGAATGGATTAGAATTCTAAGAGAAGAAGAAAGATTGATTAAAGGCGTAATGAAATCTGATTCAAAGAATTTTAAATTTTAAAACAATAAATATTAGGTTATGAGTTATCGTCTGGTTCGGCCACTAACTGGTGGGAGCGTTCTCCAAATGCGAGTAACGCCACTAACTTTTGTAATGTCAACTCTTCGGGTGCGGCTAACAATAACAACGCTAGCAACACTAATGGCGTTTGTTTCGGATTCAGTACAATAAATATTCAGACAAAGTAACTATAGTGAAATCAGAATAAAAGTACAGAAGGAATTCATAACCTTCCTTAGAAAATGAAAGGTAAATAAGTGTGGTGATATGATTAGTCGGACGCTACTTGCATGGAACTGAACTGATGCATCATAAGTTTTACATGGCTATTATCATTATGCAGTTAGAGGATGCATCAATTAACTGTACGCTGCACAAGAAGAAATAATGAATAGTAAAGATAGACATGAAGCAAGATATCAAAGAAGAAAACAAAAGAGATTAGAGAAGAAAAGAATACTTCAAGAACAATATGGAGATTTTGACAAGGTATTTACTTTCAATAATTTATACAACGCATTTAGCAAATGCAAAAAAGGTGTTATGTGGAAGAGTAGCACAAAGAAATATAGAGCAAATCTTTTAAGAAACACGCATGAACTATATGCTCAATTAAAAGATGCAACATATAGAAGTAAAGGTTTTTATGAATTTGACATAATAGAAAGAGGTAAACACAGACATATAAGAAGTGTACATATATCGGAACGTGTAGTTCAAAGAACATTATGTGATGAATCAATAATACCTTTATTAGAAAGAAGTCTAATATATGATAATGGGGCAAGCGTAAAGGATAAAGGTGTGGACTTTGCTATTAGAAGATTAGAAACCCAACTTCATAGACACTACAGAAAGTATGGTAACGAAGGTTATATCTTACAATATGATTTTAAAAGCTACTTTGATAACATAAACCATGAAGAAGTGTTCAAAATATTGAAGAATATCTATACAGATAAAAAGTTGTTAGGTTTATCTATGATGTTTATTAAAAATTTTGGAAATAAAGGACTAGGATTAGGTTCACAAGTATCTCAAATAATGGCAATAGCAGTTCCTAATAAAGTAGATCATTATATAAAAGAACAATTAGGAATAAAAGGATATGGAAGGTATATGGATGATGGATACTTAATACATCATAGTAAGGAATATCTAAAATATTGTCTAGTAGAAATGAGAAAGATGCTTAATGAATTAGGAATTAAATTAAACGAAAAGAAAACTCAAATAGTGAAATTATCGCATGGTTTTACATTTTTGAAAACAAAGTTTAATTTACTAAAGTCTGGGAAAGTTCTAAGAAGACCTACTAGAAAAGGTATAAGAATAATGAGGAGAAAGTTAAAGAAATTAAAAAAGAAAGGGTTAGGATATGAAGTGGCCAGAATATCAATGAATTCTTGGTTAGGACATGTTCAAAGGTGTAGTTCATATAAGACAAGACAAAATATGAAAAAATTATTTAATCAATTATACATTGATGAATGGAAAGGAGAAGTATATGTATAAAGTTACAAAAGTATCAGACAACACAAGCACTGTTCGTAATGAGATAAAAATAATAAAAGAACAGGAAAATGGAGCAGTAGTTCTTATTAAAGAACTAGAGGAAGCGCAAGGAATAATAGCACCAGACAATGAAACAATATACGCTATTCAAGGAAGAGGTTGGGATAATAAATACGAAGTAGTAACTATCGAAGAAATAACAACAGAAGATTACTTAATTCAAATCAGTAACCAACTAAATGAAACAACAGAGAACCAATTAACAATGATGGAGGCAATAGCAGATTTATATGAATCAAGATAAGCGAGGTGATAGTATGCTAAAAGTATATATTAAGTTAGTACAAACAGGTAGAAGAACAATTGAATCTATCCCAGTTGATTATAGAGAACAAGTAAGGTTGGCGATAGAGGGTGAACAGTAGGATAATTGAAGTTATAACAGAATACGAAGATACAATACAAAATTTAGTTAAAGCAAATCATGCTTTAATAGAAGAAAATGAACAATTAAAAGCAATACTAAAAGAAGATGTAAATAACACATCTTCTTTTTTAGTGGAAAGAAGGTAAAATGAAAAAACAGATATGTATAGGTATCGGAACTATTGGAAGTTTTCTTATTAAATTAGTAGGAGGTTGGGATTCACTTATGCAGACATTATTAATATTTATGATAATTGACTATGTAAGCGGGTGGACAGTTGCTGCAGTATTCCAAAATTCGACTAAAACACAAAATGGAGGCTTGGAAAGTAAAGCGGGATTAAAAGGCTTGATTAAAAAATGTATGATATTACTTTTGGTAGTAGCGATGCAATGTGTAGATGTTGCATTAAAATGCGATTATATTCGCAATGCAGCAATTATAGGATTTGCAGCAAATGAACTTATATCAATAGTAGAGAATGCAAAACTAATGGGGATTCCAATGCCAAAAGTAGTCTATAAAGCAATTGATGTTATGAATGAAAAGGAGAAGAAGAATTATGAACAGAAGTATTAAATTAGGATTAATTATATTTATTAGTATAGTTTTAGTGATGTTGCTAGGAGTATTTACTGTACAAGGTTCGCAAAATAAAGCTATAGCATTAGAGGAACAAGTCAACACAGCATCATCGGATATTAAGGTTCAAGAAAAAAGAAGAGTTGACCTGGTCTATAATTTGGCAGACTGTGTGAAACAATACGACAAGCATGAGGCACAAACATTAAAAGATATAGTAAAAGGAAGAAATAAGTCGAGTAATATAGAAAATGTAAGTACAGCTATAACAGCAGTTACAGAAGCGTATCCTGAATTGAAATCTAACGAGAACTATAAAGAATTAATGAATGAATTGGCCATAACAGAAAATCTAATAGCAGAGTATCGAAGTAATTATAATGCACAAATAAAAGAATACAACAGATATATTAGAAAGTTTCCATCAAGATTTTATTTAAGCTTAGTTGGATATGATGCACAAAATTATACATATTTAAATTATGATGCACCACCTGATGCACCACAAGACTTGTTTGGAAAGGAATAAGAAATGAAAGATATTGAAATTACTAAAAGAGAAGTAATAGCCAGTATATCTATAGTAGCTATTATGTTGATTATTGGAGTAATTATATCAACGAAGTTATCTGAGAATGCTATGGATAAAAATGAAAAATATAATAAGGCTATTAATATAGAAGAAACTGAAATATTTAAATATGGAATGAGAACTGATGTGGGTAATGCATTTGTGTATGGAGAACTTAAAGCAGTAGATCCAGTAACATATGATGAAATAGGTGAAAAGTATATGTATATTAAAAAAGTAAAAGAAAAATATACACAACACACCAGAGTTGTTACATATAGGAGTGGAGGACACACCAGAACAAGAACTGAGACATACTGGTCTTGGGATAAAGTAGGAACAGAATCTAAGAAATGTAAGAAAATAATGTTTTGCAATGTGGAATTCAACAGTAACAAAATAGAAATACCAAGTGCAGAATTTATAAAAACAATTAAAGAATCATATTTCATTAGATACAAGTATTATGGTACCAGTGTAAAAAGCACTGGTACCATTTTTACAAAATTAAAAAAGAATACCATATCTAATAGTAGTAGATTCTATGAAAATAAGAAGATACAGGAAACGAAGGAACTAGTGAAAGATAAACACTCAAATATAATTTTTTGGGTATTTTGGATAATATTAACAGTTGTTATAGTGTTTGGATTCTATTACCTAGAAAATGAATGGTTAGAGTAAAGAAAGGTTGTGATTTAATGAAAACAAATACAGCAGGAATAAAATTAATTCAGTCATTTGAAAGTTGTAAGTTAAAAGCGTATAAGGCAGTAGCTACAGAAAAATATTATACAATAGGTTGGGGGCATTATGGCCAAGATGTCTCAAAGGATGAAGAGTGGACCCAGGAACAAGCAGATAATCAATTCGAGAAAGATTTAGTAAAGTATGAAAACTATGTAAATAAGTATGTAGACATAAAGTTGAATGAAAATCAATTTAGTGCATTAGTATCTTTTTGTTATAATTGTGGACAAGCTAATCTTAAGAAACTAGTTAAAGATAGAAATACAGAAGAAATAGCTGATGCTATGCCATTGTATAACAAGAGTGGTGGTAAAGTATACAATGGATTAGTGAGACGAAGAAAAGCAGAAGTTGCATTATTTAATAAATCTGTAGCTGATACATATGAAGTAAAGACAACAGCTAGATTAAATATAAGAAAAGGTGCAGGAAAGAAATATGCAAAAGTAGGTTTATATGAAAAAAATCAAACCGTTGAAATACTAAGCGTTAGTAATTCAAAATTATGGGGGTTAACGAATAAAGGTTGGATATGCTTAGAGTACACTAAGAAGATATAAAAAAGTATTGTTAAAATTGTAAATTTATGATAAATTAGATGTAGTTAGTGATGTATTCACTTTCTACTCCCACCCTATTATACTTATAGCGTGCATGTTTTTAAAAATATGCGCGTTATATAAAAGTATATAAAGCTGTATAAAGTGTTTTGAGTATGACACAAGTATGACACAAAAAGCCTTGTTTGAGTTGGAAATAGGTATGCGACTGTTTCTATCCAAGAAGCAGCAGATGCAGGTAAATTTTAATTAGATATTTATAAATTAAGAAGAGGACTCTTGGTAACTTTGTAATAAAGTAGCCAAGGGTTTTCTTTTATGAAATTTTATACGATAACAGTAAATGGATAGTTATGTTTAAATGATATATAACTAATGTAAAAGAGGTGTCATTTATGAGACTAGGTTTTGGTAATAAGATAAAGGATGATATAGAGTACCATAATGAAAAAACATGCAATAATCAAATAAATAATATAATAGAAAAAAATAAGAGAATATGTATCCAAGCATTAGTGGTTTATGGAATAGGTATGATACTTACAATATTATTAGGTGTTGTTATACAAGTTTCATTTGAAATTGTTAATGCAGTTTTAGTACTTGTAGGGATTGGATATTCATTATTTATGAGAAAATTAAGTGGAGATAATGATTATAAGATAGATAGCTCAATTTTAATATCTTCAGCAATACTTAAGCTAATATTTATGTTTTCTGTTATATATGAGGTTAATACATGGTATGGTGAAGAAATAAAAGCAGCAGAAATAACAGAGTATTATATGTTATATGTGATATTTTATGTTCAATTAATTGCAGAGACAATATATTTTTTAAGACAAAAAAAATCATTGAAGTATAGAAGAGTAATTCTAAATATAACGTTGATGTCATATGTAGCATTTGTTTTTATTAATAATTCTTTTTGGGTATTATTGATTTTAGTACCTGTTTTTATTACATATTTGCAGTGTGATGATGTTAAATATCTTGCTAGACGAATGATATTTGCTAATGTAATAGCTATATGTGGAGGATTAAATCAGTCAGATTATTACGACACAAAAGAGTATTCATTTATTACAGAAATACCAGGATATTTAAAAAGGGCTATTAGTAATCTTTTAATAGATGAGTCTGAACATATGCTATGTACATATATTATAATTTGCACATTGTTAATTATGTTTTCAGTATCAATGCTTAGTGTTACAAAATTAAATAAGGATATAAATAATCAAAGAATAAAAAATATAGAGAATGAACAGGAACGCATAGAAAAGCTAACAAGTAAAATAATAGATATTGGTATGAAAATTAAATTAAACTCTTTTAATACAACTAAGGTAGTTGATGAATTGGATAAGTCATCTAATGATTCGGGGCGAGTATTAAAAGATATTGCTAGGGAAACGGAAAACAATGTAAGTAGAATTGAAAAACAAACGGAGATGACATTTAATATATCTAGTTTAATAAATGATGTTGCAAATGAAGTAAATAAAGCATCTGTAACAACTAAAAAATCTATGGATGAATTAGAAAAAAGTAAGATAAGTTTTGTTAATTTGAAAGCAAAATCAGATAAGATATATGATGGTAATAAACAAATTATAGAAACTATAGATAAATTTATTATGAACGCAAGGCGTATAAAAGGAATAACTGAAAAAATGGAGTATATATTAGATGAAACTAGATTGTTGTCATATAATACGCATATAAAAAGTGCTAAGGCAATGGAGTTAGGAAAAGGATTTGAAGTTATAGCTAATCAAATTAATAATTTGGCTCTTCAAACATCAGATTTAACTATAAAAGTAACAGAGATTGTAGAAAAACTAGAAGATAGTGCATCTGATGTATATAAGGTAGTTCATGATGTTGTTTCTGCAATAGAAGATGAAACATATACATTAGATAAATCTATGGACGCTTTTGGATCAATGGCACAGCAAATGCATAGCTTAGATACCAGTGTATATGATATGTCAAATAAACTGGATAATGTTGAAAAATTCAATGATGAAATTAAGAGTCATATATCAAAATTAATGGCTTCTAGTGAAGAAGTTACAGCAAGTACAACTAATTTGGTTGAGTTAAATAAAGTGAATACACAAGGCATAAAGGATACTAGAAAATTGATAGATAATATGCTTATAGATGCAGACAAGCTTGAAGAGTATTCATATACAAGTAAGTTTTAG